GGGATCGTGATTGTAATATTAGGCCGCATAAGGCAAACTCCTTAATTCGTTAGAACTCGGCAAAGTTCAATAAAATTCGCATTTAGCAAACTACAGGAGCAAGCGTACTTAGTCATTATCTAATTGTCAAACAAATTTAGATATTATCTAAGTTCTAATTACGCGTATGGGAAGATTTCGAATTGATCCGGACACCGACAGTGCGCCAGTTTTAGACAGAATAATTGAGGCTTATGGCTTCACTCAGAAGATGCAACTGGCAGAGCATCTTGATATGGCAGCTAGTTCCTTATCTTCTCGTTACAAACGCGGCGGATTACCTGCAGACATTATGGTTAAGTGCATGGCTGAAACCGGCGTTAACTTAGAATGGCTTGCTACTGGAAGCGGCAAAAAATTTGATGATGAAGAGCTTGATATCCTCAAGTTTCCCCGCAAAAAAATTGTAGATGGGCAGCTTTATGACTCCGGCTTTGTCATGTTCGACAAGGTCCTCTTTCGCGCAGGCTCACCACTCCCTACTTCCCCAATTTGTGTCCAAGATGAAAAAGCGCAATACATTCTGGACCAAAAATTTGCTGAAGTTTTCGATGGAGAATGGCTAGTTAACATTGAAGGAAAAGTGAGTGTCAGAACGCTAACCCGTATCCCCGTAAGAAAAGTGCGAGTTAGCGGTGTTGGAATGGCTTTTGATTGTGATTTGGAAAGCATAGATGTTTTAGGGAAAGTAATAATGACTTGTTTATCTTCGTAAATGGGAGCTATTTGTGAAGCTACTGGAGAAAAATAAAAGCCCTGCATACCTAAGAGCTGCGTTGAAACGTGGTATGAAGAATCACATTTTTAGATTCAACCGTAATAAGGCTACAAAAATATCAAGGAATGGGCGAAAATTCATAAATCATGCTCATAAAATTATTGCTCCCGTATGCCTTGATTTATCTAAACTCCAACATCATGACCTAATGGTAGGATTTGTTGAAGAAATCAAGAAACATGCCCGCAAGGGAACTATTCATAAAGTTGCCCAAGTACATTTATGTTTCCGTGAAACTAGAATCATCACTTCCTCAGGTGGGTTGTGGCTTCTTGCTAATCTAGAAAGATTACGTTCAGAGTCTCCTTATACGAAATTCACGATCACTAGGCCACCTGCAACTCGTTTAAATAATAGAGATAATAACCGCTATCCGGTTGTGGATAGTGTAATGAATTGGATTGGCATTTATTCTGCACTCGGTTTGCAAAAACGAGAAATGCGCCAACTTCCAACAGTAGATTGCTGGGAAGCGACCAGAGGTGCCCAAGTTGCAAGTGCTAAGGTGGGGGAACTTCTTGAAAAAATCACTTTAAGTACAGGGCAAGATCATAAAGCCCTTTACCGCCCCTTGGTTGAAGCCATGTCAAACTCTGTAGAGCATGCGTATCGACCAGATTTGTATTCATCGCCACAACCTGAAACAAAATGGTGGTGTTTCGCAACAATTATGAACGGCCGATTAATCACTTTAGTTTGTGATCTCGGATTGGGAATTTCAAAAACATTACCCAAGACTCAAAGTAAAACATTTTTCTCCAATATTGTGGATTACATTGGCCACGCGTTATCCAGTGACTCAGATTTCATTCGAGCATCTTTGCAGTTGAAAAAATCAGCAACCAAACTGGACTACAGAGGTAAGGGTGGACCAGATTTACAGTCTGTCATCGAAAAAATTCCAAATGCTAAACTGGCCTTCTATTCAAACAAGGGGACTTACTTCTACACTAACAGGGGCAAAGCAAACCCTGAAACTTGGTTCGATCATAAACAATCTATAAAGGGAACCATTGTCGAGTGCAGTATTGACCTACCAACCCAAGGAATAAACAAATGATTATCATTAATGTTAAAGATTTCTCTAAGTATCCAGGACCACGTTACATCCGCTTGGGGGATTTTAGTGGGGAAGAATTTAGAGACAACATACTCATACCTGCGCTTAAGCAAGATAGTGAGGTTACTGTAAACTTTGATGGTGTTTACGGCTATGGTTCATCTTTCCTTGAAGAAGCTTTCGGTGGGTTAGTTCGCCACGGCGTTGACAAAACTAAGGTCAAGAAACTCAAGGAAAATCTGATATGCAACGACGATCCGTCAATAATTGTTGAAGTAAAAAAATACATAGATGAGGCCTTATCGGTAAATTAATATGGTGCCTGAAACTATTACGACTGTTGACAAGGTTTTAAAATTTCTGCCCTTCGCGTCACTAATAGTGACAATAATCGGCTGGAATATGTCCTCGTATCTATCTGGACAAAATACGTTCAAAAACTCAAAAAATACTGAATTAAATCGCCTGATAGATGCGCTGTATAAGAATCTAGATGACATCTATAACGAGATGATTCAATTAGTAACAATTGAGCTAGATGAGCATAAAAAAACAGTTTCATATCATAAGTTTATTGGGCTCATTCAAAACATTAAATTTTTATCTGATACAATTAATAAGCTAGATAGTTCACAGAGGCTTACACCAGATCTGTTTTCCGAGCTTCGTCAAGCATGCACGGACGACCGAAGATACTCTCCAACAAAAATAGGTGTTGCACTGCCAGAATTAAGAGAAATCCAAGAAAAAATAAAAAAGGCATTTAACAAAAAATTTGATTAAATGAGCATAAGAAAACAAGAAACTGGAAAATGGCTACTGGATTTTTACCCAGAAGGAAAGCCCCAGGGGAAAGCCAGCAAACGCATCCGCAAGACGTTCTCCACCAAAGGCGAGGCACTAGCCTACCAAAATCACATCATGGAAAACGTCCACGTTAAACCCTGGCTGGACGGCAAAGAGGATCGTCGTAAATTGCGCGATCTTGTAAATCAATGGTTTGATGAACACGGCGTTACGTTGGATGATGGTGAAAAGCGAAAATCCACAATGGAATTTGCCTGTGAAAGCATGGGTGATCCCCTCGCTCATGAGTTCAATGCCACCATGTTTTCCCTGTATCGGAAAAAACGCCTATCCGGTGAAATATCACGTACATCTCGTGTTAAACAGGTTTCCCCCAGAACAATGAATCTTGAACTGGCCTACTTCCGCGCGGTGTTTAACGAATTGAAGCGCCTTGGGCACTGGAAACTGGAAAATCCACTAATTAACGTCCGTCCTTTTAAATCGGAGGAAGCCGAACTTGCATACCTCGAAAATGATGAAATTACACGACTACTAGATGAATGTTTGAAAAGCCGAAATGACAGTACCTACTGGGTTGCCTGTTTTTGCCTTGTAACTGGCGCCCGCTGGGATGAAGCTGAGTCTATAACAACAAAACAAATCAGAAACCTAAAGGTCAGCTTTTTCAAAACCAAGGGAAACCGAAATAGGACAGTGCCGATCAGTAAATCTTTTTATGACTCACTACCAAAACCAGAGAAACCAGGGAGGTACTTTAAATCCTGTTACTCAGCCTTTCGTAAAGCCGTAGAGCGAGCGGAACTAAATCTACCGGACGGCCAGCTTTCTCATGTATTACGCCATACTTTCGCTAGTCATTTTATGATGAACGGTGGAAATATACTTGTACTAAAAGAGATCCTTGGTCATACCGACATCAAAATGACAATGCGCTATGCACACTTTGCACCTAGCCACTTAGTGGAAGCAGTGCAGCTTAACCCTCTGGAATATAAAAAATGAACTATTCGGATATTGTTGCAACTTTTAGTTTTGTAATCTCCTGTGCTGCTTTTGGTTTACCTTATCTCCGGGATTATAGAGCTAAACAAAAAGAGAGACGAAAAGAATTTCTTGAGTTATTTACCAAAACAAAATGGCACAACGAGGGTGATATTTATGAAAACCCAAAAGCCCACTACACATTAGAGTTAAACAAGTCTGATGGGCTTTCTAATGTATATGGCACCCTATCGCTCAACGTTGACGAGTCATATTATGAATTTAACGGTAAAATTAATTCAAAAGGTGTTCTTAAAACAACATTAAGAATTCCAATAGGTAAAAGCGGAGCTAACATCGCAGAAGTCAAATTTATCTATTCCGAAGAAAATGACGAAATAACTTATGTATTTGATGGTTTTGTTGATAACAAAGATATGGCAAGTGAAAATGATGTTTTAGACACCAAACAAAAACTTTGGCGAT